CAAAATGGCTATTACGACTACCGCTTACGCTACGACTAGCGGTAATCTTTACGGAGACCTGTCAACCGAAGATGCGTTGACGATTCAAAGTAAGATGCTACCTGTAGCGAAGAAGAACCTGACTTTTGCTCGGTTCGCTCAGAAAGATACCAAGGGCCGCAATGACGGCAACGTCATGCGACACAGACGGTACAAGAAATTTCCTCTAAACGATACACCGTTGGGAGAGGGTGTAACTCCCGATTTTGACCAGCTAGAAAGCGAAGTCATCAGCACAACCATCCGCCAGTACGGTAGATATGTGCCTGTGACTGACCTGATGGAACTGCTGGGACAAGATCCCTACATCAGTATCATCACGGAACGTCAGGCGCAGCAAGCTGCAGAAGTGATCGACCTGTTGTGCTACAAGACTTTCCGTAATCCAGCCAACACCATTTATGCTGGTGGGGCCGCAATTACCTCTCGTGCTGCAGTCAACGGGGTAGTGTCTACTGCCGATCTGGATCGTGCAATTCGGCACTTAGAAGGGCTAGACGCAGAGAAACTGACAGAGATGCTAGCAGCAACTCCTGACGTTTCCACGCAACCTTTGCGACCTAGCTATGTTGCGATCTGCCACCCGATCTTGCGCTACGACCTAGAGGCTCTAAATGGGTTCGTACCTGTCGAGCAGTACGCCAATAGCTCACAAGCAATGGACTTTGAGATTGGTTCCTACAAGGGAGTTCGCTTCCTGGTAACCACTCAAGCAGTTGCTTTTGATCGGGACGGAGACAACTCCCTCGGTGCTGGCGCAGCAGGGACATCTCTCGTAGAGGATGCTTCCGGTTCATATGCTGAAGTTTACCCGATTGTGATCTTCGCAAAAGATGCCGTAGGCACTGCAACTATCGGGGGAATGGACAGCATCGTTCCTAAAGTTGTCCGTCCGACACCTAGCGGAACCGATCCATTGGGTCAACGTGGTACAGTAGGATACACATTCATGCATGGTCAGTTAATCCTTAACGAGGATTGGATCATTACAATTGAAACAGGTGTATCAACACTGGCTTCCACAGTAACCACCGGAACCCTCTACGCAGCGAATAGCTGAAACCAATAAGTCTCGGGATTACTAAGATCCCGGGACACTCTCATCTAAAGGAGATGTTATGAAGAGCGATAAGATGCAGATGAGTTATGTGCCTCAGACTTCTGAGCACATTAAGATCACATCTGTTAAAAATGGAACGGATGTTTATGACATCAAGCTTCCGATTGGGGCAATCATCGATGACATTGTTGTTGTCAAGAAAACCCTTTTCGGAGTGGTGAATGCAGACATCAATCTAGGGAACACTACCACAGCAAATGACTATACGGCTACCGCAATTGATGCTGGTTCAGGTGGCTCTGCTGGAGTAGCTGGAGTAGATGCAGGGGATCGGATGACCCCCGTACCTACTGACCAGATTGTAAGAGTAAGCGTAACGGGAACCGCAGCAAATACTGCAGGAGTAGTATATGTCTGGGTGAACTACCGCTTCGACTCCAATCCCTACCCAACCCAGTTGGTGTAATTTCTCATTAAATTCGTGAGGTGGTCGTGTTCGGTCACCTTGCGAGTTTATACGCTTTAAACTATAATGTAGGCTAAAAATGGCTCAAGCCCAGTACTACGAACCATCTCTCTCCCAAGCTTATTACAACCCCGGAACAGGACGGTTTTCACAGGTCTCTGCCCATGCTAACTTAGCCAAAGAATGGGACGGTGATCCAGCCAGTATTCCTGATGGATATGGGGTAATTCGCATTGAAATGGGACGAGATGTCCATGACACGGCTGAAGTAGCATCCTCGATTAACGGATTTCGGGTAGTCATTCCACGAGGTTCCGCACGAGTTGTTTCTGCCATTCACATCAATCGCTTGATGAACGAATGCTACGAAACTGAATACACTCAGACTCAATACTCTCGACCTCCCGAAGGATACCGCAGACCTAGATTTCCAATCTCATTGATTGTACCCCCTAAGAATTCTCCTGTGTTGATCGACCCCGACACCGGAAATGCTGCCAAATCAGAAGCAAAAACGGTGAAAGCACCTCCAAAACGGAAGCACAACTACACGGTAGAAGATGACATTAACGCTGGGGAACCTTCAGGATCGAGTTGAACGATTACTACAGGATACCGAAAATCGTAGATGGACAGTTGCAGAGATCAACGATTACATCTTTGATGCTCAACACGAGTTCATCCGCCTAACTGGATTCCCTTTATACACTACAAACGTTGATCTACAGGGGTTGGTTGCAACCTATGATGTGCCAACCCTGTCCTCAAACAGTGTAGAATATCCTGCCTTGATGGATATTCAACGTGCTCGGGTACGCAATCGTGCAGTAGAAATCCCGATCATCAGTCCCACCGTACTGGATGAGGCTTCTTCCTTTCTACATGAGCCTGTAGATGCAGATTGGCGTTCCCAGACAGGCCCAATCCGGGCTATTGTCTTGGATCATCAGTCCGCTTCCACCTTCCGACTTTATCCGATTCCTGCTGGCAACATCGTCAGTACGGTCACCGCTTCTTTTAACGCTACAACAACAAC